TGACATCATCGTGTTCGAATTTGGCAGAGTAGCTGCCTGTGTGTGTTACTTTTATTTTTGTTTCCATGATGCAAATATAGTATAAGTTTTTATATTTTCAAACTTTCTGCAATTTTTTTTATCAGGTGATCAGAAATCGGTTCAGCGTTAAATCCTTTCTTCCGATATTTTTTGAGTGTCTTTTCAAGTTCCTCATCAGGCACTGGTTCAAAAGACATCATCTGGTCTTTCCAATATACCACCGTTTTAAAGCCCCTGTCTTCTGTTGTCATAGCAATGCAAAAGCCGTGTCAATTACTTGCTGTTCCTTTTTGCTTTTATACTTGCTTGGATTGTTCAGGGCCTTTATCACGGTGGCATAACTTGCCAGACCTTTACAGGCATCAACAACCTGCATCTTCATTCCTTTACGTGCGTGTGCAATAAAGTGTTTTCTTTTATCCTCGTGTGTCATTTCGTTGCGATTTTAAGTAAAATTAGGTAGCCGATAAGATCATTTAACGTGTCTTCATCAGGTGCTTCCATCCCGGTTGTTTTGATGCGGCTCAATTTGTCATCAATGCGGACAAGAAGCTGCTCTGTGGTGGATGCCTTGCTGAATATCCGTGTGGGTTGCAGTGCGGAGTTGCCATACTTTTCATTTTTAGCAATCAACATATCACAAATACGATTGCAGGTTTCAACTATTTCCTGCTGCATCAGAAAGGCAAATCATCGGTTGCGGTTGCACTTACTTTCGGCTCGGATGTTACATTTTTGTAACTTACATTTTTAGCACCCCCCACATAGGTTGCAGGTTTCTTCGCTTCCCGTTCTTCTTTGGTTTGCGACAGGGCAATGTAATGGGTTTCTCCGAACTTTCCTTCGGTCTTTCTTTCAGCACATACGAGCTTGATGTACTTCTTTCCGTTCTTGGCGGTAGTAATTGCCTCACTGGGCAGGTCACTTAAACATATATCGAGTATTAACATGGTGCAAATATAGTTATTTAAATCTGTTCTGCAAAGTTTTGATAAGCATTTTTCACCGCTTCCACCTTCCGGGCAAATGATTTGTCAAAAGTCATCAGGTTGTCCACCGTTTCAATGCTGTGTATCATTGTGGAGTGGTCACGGCCACCGCATAATTGACCGATTTTCTTCAACGATAACGAAGTTTTATGCCGCAAAATCCAAATGAATATCTGCCGCAATTCCAATACCTCACGTTTACGGGCTTTCACCTTGATAAATTCGGGCTGATAGTACGGAAATACAGACCTGATTGCAAGGTGTGTGGCCTTGATATGCTCATCATCTTTGTCAATGTCCTGTACTTTTAGCACGGTTTCCAATTCCCTGATGCGGATTTGCTGGTGCCTGATTACTTCTTTCATGCGGTCAATTTCACTTTGACGAAATGTTGTCCGGCTGTTGTGCTGTGGTGCTTTGATTTTTATTCTCATGTTCTATTATTTTAAAAAGTTCGTATGCGATTTGTGGAACTATGGCATTCCCATATCCTTTGATGCTTTCGTTTCGCCACTTTGGAAAGGTAATTCCGTCCAGTTCGGTGGGAAGCCCATCATCTCCGCCACAAATCGGGGATTGAGTTGGGAAATTGTACCATTGTTGTTTTGGATATTTGCTGCCATTTGTTTTAAAGGATTTTGTAAATTCACTCCTTTTTCTTTGTGTCTTTGTTTTGCCTTCTCGAATGTTTCCGGCTTCCTTGCTATGTTCCAATCGAATGCATTTGGTGTCGGTAGCATTCCCATTGACATTGCCCTGTTCAGCGTTACCGAGTGCATTGATCCTTCCTTCACTTGTGTTGACTTCATCGTTGCCGTTGCATTGGTTTGATCCATAACCGTTGGTGTCGGTAGCATTCCAAGTTTCACCATTGTTGGAGTATATCCACTCATTATCTCCTGTGCAAGAGTTCCGCTGTTTCCGCTTGTCGGATTTTTCTTTCCACTGCTCACTTCTCCATCCATTTTTGTTGGTGTTTTTAGCAACAAACCAGCATCTATCTCTTCGGTGCGGTGCGTTTTTGGCCGCAGCTGGAATAATAAACGGTTGAACTTCGTACCCTTGAGCTTCCAAGTCAAGGCACACCTGCTCGAATACCAATCCCCCATCAATATTGACGATACCAAAGACATTTTCTGCGATGACCCATGTGGGCTTAATCTCTTGTATTGCTCGTAGCATTTCGCCCCACAAGTAGCGTTCATCATCTGTTCCCTTTCGCTTTCCTGCGAGTGAAAATGGTTGGCAGGGAAATCCCCCTGTGAGAATATCAATTCTGTTTGCATATTTTTTGAAATCAGTTTTACAAATGTCAATGTGGCTGTCTGCTTCCGGCCAGTAGTATTCCAATACTTTGCGTGGAAATTCCATCCACTCGCAATGGAACACATTCTCCCACCCCATCCATTCGGCTGCAAGATCAAAACCCCCGATGCCTGAAAATAAACTGCCGTGTCGCATGGTGCAAATATAGTTTAATTATTTATATTTAGAAAATATATTCTACCGTTTTACCCATAAAATTACATTGAAGCGTTCCGGTCATCCCATTCCGGCACTTGCTGATAATCAGTTCAGCGTTTTCAAGTTCAGGTGGGTTGCCTCCATTCTTTTGCGCTTCATAATAATCAGGTCTGTACGGAAATAACACCGTGTCCGCATCCTGTTCTATGGCACCAGACTCCCGTAGGTTTGCCAATTTTGGGCGGCTGTTTCCTTCCTCTGTTCCCCGGTTTAACTGCGACAATGGCATCACTGTGCATCCGCATTCTTTGGCTATCAGTTTGCATTGCCGGGATATGTTTGCTATTTCCTGCTCACGATTTTTGCCCCCGGTGCTTTTAACCAACTGCATATAATCAATGATTACCAGCGTTGGTTTTACCTTCATGGTTTTTATTCGGGTTTTGATTTGGGCTATGTCCAGCATTGTGCTGTCTTCGATTTGAAATTTGTAATCAATCAGCAGTAATTCACGGGCAATGTTTTCAAGTTCAAATTCATTGACATCAGCGTTGCGGACTTTTAGGTTGTCCACCCGGCCCAAAGATGAAAGTATGCGGTCAGCAAGTTGTTCTTTGCTCATCTCCATGCTGAACATTATAACCCTGCCCCCCAGCTTTGCATGAGCAATCCCGATGCTGACTGCGAATGCTGTCTTACCCATGCCGGGCCGACCTGCCACCACCACATTTTCACCGGGAACAAAACCACCAATGTACTTGTCAAGTTTTGTGAAGCCAGTTGGTAGTCCAATAGTTTTGATTTCGGATTTGCTTCGTTTCTCCAAGTTATCGAAGCGGTCACCAAGTAGAGTGATCAGGTCAACAGCTTGTCCGCTTTCGTTCAGTTGTATTTCATCAATCATTTTTTGAGTGCTGCTGATACTTTCCATAATATCCCCACCATCCTGCATGAATTTTACTTGATTTGTCATGCTCTCAATAAGAGTTTTACGGATATATTCCTGATGCAACATTGCCACCAATCGGGTAATGCCCTCACCTGTGTAGTGGTTATTTAACCCTGCGATGTCCATTGCCATGTCACGGTGCTTCATTACCACAGCCACGTTGTCAATATGCTCGTTGTTAAGGTACATCGCCTGAATGGTCAAACATAGGGTGCGGTATTTTGGTACGGTGAACCATTCACTGCGTACCGTTGCGGTTAAATCCAGCTGCTTACCTTGCAACCACGTTCCGAGTATTTGTTGCTCTATCATTGTAAAAAGTTTTCTTTTGGTGTTCGGTAAACTTCTGCTGTGATTTTCTTTATGTCAGCAGATAGCCAATTTTTTGCGGTAAGATATAGTGACCTTTTGTTTGCAATGCCTTTCCAGTTTTCTGCCCTGTCCAGAATGTCATCAATTTGGTCAATGGTATAGCCATCAGCAATTAGCTTGTCAACTTCTGCCCTTGTGATTTCCAAATGCAAAATTTTACGATATATATTCTTTTCATTCTTTTCATTCTTATCTTTCTTTAATTCTTTAGTTGGTGTCATCTGCGTTTCATCTGCGTTTCGTTTGCGTTTCACTTCCGTTTCATCTGCGTTTCGCTCGTCTTGGTAACATTCATATTTACAGATAGTTAGCCGTGTCGAAACTGAAACGTTTTCAATTACAATCATGCCATCATTTTGAAGCAGTTGTAAAAACCTACGAACCTTGCTTTTATCTACCTTCCACCGTTTAGCCCAAGTGTCCAATGAATAAAGACTTTGACCACGTTTGCAGTCATACAAATTTCCTTTGATAAGTATCTTCTTATCTTCAAAGTTTGCATTCATAAGTAAATCTGTCCACCAATGAAAGTAATGGCTATTTTGATAAATCCAATGTTCCATCATTTTACGGTGTATCTTAATCCATCCGTTACTCATCTTCAAGTTTTTTAATTCTTGTTTCACATTCTGCCAAAAAATCAATGGCAGCAGATTTTTCAAGTTCAATGACAAAACTTTGGTTCTTATTTTTATCATAAAATATCAAAGCAAAAAACTTGTTGTCACCTGAACGTGCTGGTGTAAGTTCTTTCAATGGGTCTGTTTTGTCGATAAATACGGTTCTTTTAGGCATGGTTATTTTGTTTAAGGGTTAATTTTTTGCATTGCTGATAATAGATAATTTGCAGGTCAAGTTTCATCCAAAGGTACTCACATTGTAATAACGTGATGAGCTGATTTTCTCGCCTGTAATTTTCATACTCTTTGCGCAGTTCAAGTTCTGCGATTTGTTCGTCACAATATGCGACCGGTAGGGGTGTTGGTTTGTAGATATTCATAAAAAAAACACCCACACTTTCGATAGTTGAACCCGGTCTGGACACTAACCGACTATCTACTTGCGTGGGTGTTAATTGTATTCGTTTCATTTGTCCAATCTTCTCGGCAGGGGGTTCAGTCCTGTTGTTCCGATATGCAATTATAAAACAAAGATTTTAGATTTCCAAATTTATTTTTATTCGTTGCAGTATTCCTGACGTTCGTGATAATCAATGTCGCTTTGTTCGTCACGTTCCCATTCGATCGTTTGGGTAATGTACCACGACCATCCTTTTTCCCATTCTTTGAAGTCATCGGAGTTGTTCCAGTAGGGGTTTTCATCATTTGTTCCCCAGTAGTTGAATTGCTGACAGGCCTCATAGCCCATTTCAAAAGGTGTTTTTGTGTTTTCCATGCTGCAAATGTAATATAGTTTTCTATACTTGCAATACTTTTTATGAAATTATTTTTATGAAAGTTATCCACAATATAAAAATATCGACCTTTTACGAATAAACTTTGTGCTGTGAAGAAGCATACCAAGCTATATCTTGACCATTTTGGCTATGACAAAAGCGATTTCATCCCTTGCGAGGTATGTGGCGCACAAGCTGTGGACATTCACCACATCGAAGCCAGGGGAATGGGTGGAAGCAAACACGCTGATGTGATTGAAAACCTGATGGCATTGTGCAGAAAAGACCATGCCCGGTATGGGGATAACAAGTCATTCAAAGATTGGCTAAAAAAAGTTCACGCACTTAAACTTGAACAGGCGCACCGAGATACTGATTGAGTTAGCCAATTCCAAATGGCTTCCTGACTTCTGTAATAAAATTGGAAGCCATGTCGCTGCCGACCTACAACAACACCTTCTACTTATCTGCTGTGAAATGGATGCGGACCGCCTTATACAACTGCACCAAAGCAATGGACTGGTGTACTACCTTGTCCGGGTGGGGTGCAATGCGGTAAACGGCAACCGATACACAAAGTTCTACCGGGATTTTATCCGTTCAATGGATCCGCTACCGGATGAATACGATGAGGAAGCCGAGGACTACGATGAAACCCACCTGCGTAAAAAACAAGAAGCGGTGCAATCTGTAAACTTCAAAGAGGTGGCAAACCATTTTAACCGTTCCGAATGGTATGTGGTTAAACTATGGCAGCTATGGGAAGACAAACAAAGCATGGCATTGATGGCCCGGGAAACGAAAATCAATTACCGGGAGATTAGCCAAATCATAAACGCAATCAAAACACAAATCAAAGAAAAATATAATGAATACGATGACTGACATTTTGGGAGTGGCGGCACTTTGTGTCCTGCTTTCCCGTTACTTTTTCCCACCGATGATTTCATTTGTCTATGCGCTGGACAGCCGTTACCGAAAGACAATCAAACCTTTTGAATGCGGGTTCTGCCTATCATGGTGGACCGGGCTGGTATGGTTTACCGTTGAATTTGGATTGTACGGTATAATTTATGGCGCATTATGTGCTATATTTGGGGCCTTAATTGACCGATACCTATGACACTAATTGAAATCACATTGACTGGCATCGCTATGGGAGTATTTTTACCCTGTGTTTGTTACTTTATAATGACAAGAATATGACACCTGAACAGCGTTCACTTTGCCTTGACTTGAAGTCGCACATTGAGAGGATAAATAAGACAGGCACTTATTCCCTGGAAGCTGGGTATTATGCCAAATTAAACGAGGTACACAGGCAGTTGTACGGCCAACCATTCCCAGCATGTAGGTCATGTATGTTTGATGCTTTGAAAAGATTATATCGGGAGGCACTCAATGGTTAGTATAATTCATGGTGGCAACGCAGGGGATTTGATTTATGCACTCCCGGCAATGAGAGCAGCATCCCGGTTGCACAATGACAAAGTGCATCTGTATTTACAAGTGGATGTACCTGCACAATACAATTTCAATCACCCAATGGGTAAGGTGCAAATGAATTTGAAGATGGCGCAGATGCTCGTTCCGTTGCTGATGTCCACAGACTTTATCGGCAAATGCACAATCACGGATGAAGCCGCAAAATGCGACTACAATTTTAACCTATTCCGCAAGTTTCACAATTACACTGGACATATCTCCCAGTGGTATTTTCATATCTACCCCGAACTGACCTGCAACCTTGCCGAGCCGATTCCGTCTGATATTACCCCAATAGGCAACAATAAAATCATCCTGAACCGCACAGCCCGTTACCACAACCCGACATTTGATTATTCCATACTCCGCAGGTATCAGGACAGAATTTCATTCGTGGGGCTGCCTGATGAATACCGGGTAATTTCAGCCAAACTGCCCGACATTTCTCACATCGAAGTCAAAGACTTTGCGGAATTGTGCGGCATCATCAAGGGCTGTGAGTTATTTGTCGGAAACCAGTCAATGGCCTACGCAATAGCCGAGATAATGAAGCATCCGAGAGTTGTTGAAATCTGCCCGACTGCGCATAATGTCATCCCGACTGGTGACAATGGATATGGTGCATGGACAATTATGAACCTGACACAAATAATAAAACAGAAATATGGCTGAAACAGCAAAGGCACACCAACGCAGACTCGCATCCGGATTTTACGACACCTACATCAAAGGACAAGGCATTGACATCGGTTGCGGCAGAATTGACACCTACGATGGAGTTGATACCATTTCATTGACCGATTGCATCCACCATGACAAAGATGACTGCGATGCCACCACGATGGAGATATACGCAGACAACACATTTGACTATGTCTATGCTTCCCACGTATTGGAACACTTGGATGACCCAATCACGGCAATTCAAAACTGGTATCGCATTTGCAAACCCGGTGGTCACATCATCATGAGCATTCCGCATCGTGACCTATACGAACGCAAAAAGACACTACCCAGCCGTTGGAACCTTGACCACCGATATTTCTACTTGCCATACTCATGTGAGCCACCACATACTTTTTCAGTTGAAGGCATACTACTTGCAACAGGCATTCAGGAGTATTGGGATATTGAGATAATCGACACGGCAACAAACAAGGACAAACCCGAAGAACATAGCAACGGGGAATTTTCAATCGAAGTAATAATCAAAAAAAATGCAGTGGGTAAGGTTAAGCGAAATTCATCCAAACGCAAATAACCCTCGGACAATCAATGCGGATAAATTCGCCAAATTGAAGCGGTCGCTTATTGAATTTCCTGAAATGCTGACTGCCCGTCCATTGGTTTGCGTCACTTCCGACTTTGGGGGTTACACAATTTTGGGCGGTAACATGAGATATAAGGCACTTTGCGACATCGGGGCGGCAGAAGTTCCCATCATTTTAGCAGACGAGTGGACAGCCAAACAGCGTGACGAATTTTTGATAAAGGACAATGTATCTTTTGGTGAATGGAATTGGGATGAATTGGCAAACGAATGGGATGCAGAAGAACTAATCTCATGGGGAATTGATTTACCCGAAATCAAGGATGAACCCGAAGAAAAAGAAATGTGTCCAACTTGTGGAAAATAGTGAACAAATAGTGAAGATATGGCAAACGAACAAAACTTAACACCATTCAAAAAAGGCGAGGTTGCCAACCCCAACGGGCGACCAAAAAAGTATGTCACCCTTTTGAAAGAACAGGGCTACAAACTTGCCGAAATAAACGACACCATTCAGGCAATGTTGTCAATGGACTTGGATGAGCTGAAAGAAGTGTGGCAGAACCCGAAGGCAACGGTGCTTGAAAAGACCATTGCCAACGCTATGCGGAAGTCACTTGAAAAGGGCAGCTTGTATTCCATTGAAACATTGCTATCCCGTGTTTACGGCAAACCGAAGGAAACGGCAGATGTAAACCAGACGGTCACAGGCGAAATCAAAATCACACTGAATTTAGATGGGCAATAAACAGACAGCAGTTAAATGGTTGCTTGAAAACCTGAAAGAAAGTTTATCTATTGAACAGGCAACTGCGGTAATAAACAAGGCCAAAGAAATGGAACGGCAACAGATTGAAACTGCTTTTCAAGCAGGTGATGGTGATGCCTATAATTTAAAAGAAACTAAAACTTGGGCAGAACAATACTACAACGAAACATACGAATGAAATACACAGCACAGCGCAGACGGATGAAACGCACGAAAGAAAGGCGCACAATAAAATTACAGGTTGCCTGTCTTAAAATCAAGTCACCCGAAATCAGGCGGCTATTTGCAGAAATAAAGGAGATGATGAAATGAAAGTGTTAGCCCTTTGGGAAGGCATGGGTGGAGTTGAATACCACCGCCTGTACACACCCCTGAAACGATTGCAAATTGATTACCCTGATGACATCACGGTGAGCATATCACAGAACTTTGAACGCAATGGAATACCGCATTTATCTAACTACGACCTTGTCATCTTTAACAGGTGGCTGGGTGACAACCATTACGAAATCCTGCACTACCTTGCAAAGAACGGCATCAAATACATCGTGGACATTGACGACTATTGGGTATTGCCAAAACACCACCCGACTTACAAGTATTTCCGAGAGCATAAACTGAAACAGCAGATAATCGATGGCATCAGGTATGCCGATGGTGTAACCACGACCACAGATTATTTGGCCCAAAAGATAGCGAAGTACAACCACAATGTTCAGGTGCTACCGAATGCCCTTGACCTGACAGATGACCAATGGTTAGCAACCCCACAGGAACGAGAATACTTCACCTTTGGCTGGGTGGGTGGGCTTACCCACAGCAATGACATCATGATACTATCCGAGGCCATCGAACGCATTTGCAATGAGCATGACAATGTCCGCTTTGTTTTGTGCGGATGGATGGCAAATAACTACATTTGGGATAGCATCCTTTACAAGTTCAACGGCAACAACCCGGTATTGCGGCCCCAAGTGTTGGTCAGCCATGCACAGCAGCCAAACGAGTACGGCAATTTCTACCGCCTATTTGATTGTGCACTTGCCCCGTTGGAGCAGAACGAATGGAATAGCTGCAAATCCGAACTGAAAATAATTGAAGCGGCTGCGTATGGGTTGCCCGTAATTGCATCGGGAGTTGAACCATACCTGCAACACCTGAATAATGCCGGGGTGAAGTTCTGTTTGAACACACCAGATGAGTGGTATAAAGCCATGAAACAGGCAATGGAAAGCCAACCCGAAGCAAACA